CATCTCGTTCTCAATATCAAGCAGTATATTTAACTCTTAACCAATTCCGTTTATCAATAGGGTTTTCATCATTATGTAAAACATCTAAGTTTTTAATAATAATTTGTCTTCCTCTTTGAATTAAGAAAGGGTTAGTATTATAATCAATAGCTGTATTCATATCGTTGATATAAATATCTTGTGTTTTATCAATAGGTCAATGCTTTAAATATATATTATATCAATCAGCATTTACTATTACACTTCTTAAATCTATATCTTCAATATATTCTGTCTTTAATATTCAGTTAGGTCAATCTGCACCAATATAAGAATTAACAGCACTTTCTACTCAACTAATTAAAGTATTAGGTGTTGTATCTCACTCCTCAAATTGAATTCAGAGGTATGCCTCAAATTCTTCCTTAGTAATATACATTATTCCTTTCTAAATATTAAAATAAGAGTTATTAAATTTTATTTCTTTACAATTTTATTCCATTGCTTTTTATTCGCTTTCTTTTCATTTTCCTTAACGGTATCACCTTTATTCTCAACCTCTTCAAACATTCATTTGTAATTTCTCATTAATCATTGTCATATTGTATCGGGAGTTTCAAAAACCTCTCACTGTTTAACTTCCTTTTTTCAATCAATAGTTCTAACAAACTCCATTCCTTTATTCAAATATTTCAAGAACATCTTATTTGTATAACTAAATAAAATTTAAGGGTAGTATGGACTTAGCACACTACCCCTAAAAATATATATACTAAGATACAGTTACATTTACTCAAAGTCCAACTGTTTTACCTACATTAGCATTGCTATCATTATTAACGATAGTGAAACCAAATTCAGCAGTAGCAGTCAAGATATAACCTCTTCAAGCAACCTTAGTAATTTCAATTTCCATAGGTTGTCCATAACCATATTGTACAGCAGGCTTCCAGATTACTGCGAAACTTCCTTTTGTATTATCAGTAGAAGTTCCAGAAACTTTACCGTTAGTATCTGTAAGAGCAGGGAAGTCAGGCATAGTCATAAAGTCTACTCACCAAATCTTAGCAAGAACACCAGTTCTAATAGTAGCGTCTGGTCCGAATTTATCAATAGTGATTAATTCAGAAAGAGGTAATGTCTTATAATAAACATTAGAAGGAGCTAAGATAAGAAGATTATCTAAGTCAGTAGAATAACCAGGGTCAAGTACTTGGAATACTGATAAGAAATCTCCACTATCAAGAGTTCCAACAGAAACAGCACCATTAGCAATACCTACCTTTCTGATACCATCATCTTGTTGAGCAAAGTAAGGAGCACCAGAATAAGTACCGTTAATGTTTCCACTTCCACTTGCAGTATCATCAGCATTAAGAATTAGTGCATCAATAGTTTCAGCAAATGATTGAGCAATTCTATTTCTCAAAATGTTTTCAAGATTTACAAATTCATAATTTGCTTCTCTCTTTGAAACTGGTATTTCAAGAATAAATTGTCCTTGTGTAATAGTTACTTCACTTGTTCCAGGTTTAGTAGCACTAGCAGTAAAGTAAGAATTTCCAGAAGTCCATTCTGTATTTCCTACAAATTTATCTGCTTTTCCAATCATAGGAAGTTTTTCAGTCATTGCCATATTTGTTCCGTGATTTCCAGGAAGTAATGGTAATAGTTTTGAAAAATTAGGAATAAGGTCAAGAAGTGTGTGAGATTGTTCTGTTAATCTTACAATTTCTTTACCGTGGTTAGTTTCAGCAGTGTTAATTACACCAGCTTTTTCGTTTTCAACTAACTCTTCTCTTGAAGCTAAATCTCCTATAGATTTAACAACATCAGCAATTTTTTTAAGTTCGTCCATTTTTTAATAAATGTTAAATAAAAGATTTTACCAACTCTTTATGAGTTTAACGGCTTTTTCAATCTCATCATTAGCCTCATCTTTAACGATAGGTCAGCTAAATTGATAAGAGTTTTGAACTACAGTTTTTTCTACTGTATTGTGCATACTTTTAACAGCATTTACAACACTTGATAGAACCTTAACTGTTTCTGATAATTTTCACTCTAAGTCATCTACTCTCTTAGCATAAGCTTTAAGTTCAATGCTTTTTTGTTCCAATTCATCAGAGAATTCTTTTCTCATAACTTCAAATGATTTCTCTTCTGGAAGATTTGTTTCACTCTCCTCTGTGGTAGGCTTTTCATCTACCTTTTCAGCTTCTTCATTTTCGTTAGGAGTTATTTCAGTTTCTTCAACTGCTTTTTCTTCGATAGTATCGTCCTCAGAATTTATTTCTTCTTCGTTCTCAACTACTTCTTTTTTTCCCTCCTCAACTACTTCTTCTGTTTCTTCAACAGGAGTTTCAATTTTTTCTTCTTCTTGCATTTCTACAGATTTAGAACTAAAACAATCGTTTATACTCTTTCTTAGAGCATAAGGGTTAGCGGGTATAGATACAAGTGAAATTTCCAATAGCTCTAACTCTTTAATGTAATTAGTTCTATCTATAATATTTCACTCGTCATCTTCTTTGTATTCAATTTCGTAATCAAGTATTCTAAATCAAATACTAAATCACTTTAATATTCAATTTTTTATTTTACTCATTACTCAATCAGTATCTTCTGATACTATTGCTCTAATATATAAACCATTTCAGTCAATAGTGAAAGCATCAACTTTTCCAATAGGTTTATCAGCGTCGTGTTGTAATAATAGTATAGGGTTTAAAGCATAGATATTCATAGCTTTTTCAAAAGCACTAGGCTCTACTATATCTCAATATCTATCTTTGTCCTTTGTTGAGGCATATCACTCAATAATAAGTCCTTTTCAAGTTTCAGTATCTACTTCCTTAACAGATTTAGATAACATTTGAAAGTGATTTTCTTTTTTAATAAGTTCCATTATATTTCTTTGTAAAGTAAATTACATCTACAATTATATCATCAAGGAGGCATTCTAACTCATACACTATTATACATATGTTCAATATCTACTCGCCCTTCTTTTTGAGCTTGCATATGAGTTTCCCTTACCCTATCATCATTACAAGTTAGCCAATATTTTTGTATTATTCTTCACTCATCTACTAAATCTTGAATTGCTATTCTTTTTCAATTTTCAAAGGCATTATGTATTTCAGTTATAGAAACAGCAGTAGCCATTGTTTTACCAAATAGAGTATTAGATAACTTCTCTATCTGTATTGATAATTTTCATATTGTCCAACTTTCATCTATTGCTTGTTTCATTAAGTCTATTATTCTCCTTTTTGTTTCATAGAGAACACTTCCCCTAAATAATCAGTATTGTTCCTCTAACCATTGTTCAAGATATCTATCTGTCGCTTTGGTAGGGTGTGTTTTTCATTTGAATAACTTGTTTATTAATTTTATTCAAATCTTAACTGCTTTTTCTGTTTCATAAGCAACACTATCTATAATACTTTCTAGTGATAGTCTACTCCGTAAGTCTGTGAAATGCAAGTCCTTTTTAAAAGCGTCAGTTATCTTTGGTCTTGCTCTATGTAAACTTTCATATTCTTGATTAACTCGCATAGGGTTATTAAATACTCGTTCTATTGTTTTTTCATCATTAAGCTTCTTCTTTATTTCCTCATACCTTTTCATCAGCTTCTTTATCGTTCTGTTTTCATTCCTCGTTAGGTCAATCATCATTTGTATCTCCAGCTTGTCCATTAGTAGGCATTACAGAATTAAAAACAATATCTTCTAATAATCATAAATCATTTCTTATTAATAATTTATCAGCGTTTTCATCTTGTGATTTTTGGTATCATCTTTCAACTCTAACTTCGTTGATAGTTCTAATACCGTGTCTAATATCTTCAACTTGTGTTTGTTTTTCTTCTTGTGTTTGTTCAAATTGGTCTCCGTCTGCTTTAACCCAATAACTCTTTGCTATATCAGGTCTAAACATTTGAAGACATTTATTTAACATAAATTCAAAATCTTTTTCATAAGGTCTAATAGTTCACTCTATAAATTCTTTTCTTAGAGTTTGTCCATTAGAGTAATTTACATTATTTGTATATCACAAAATAGTTTTAGGAACTCCAAACACAGCACTAACCTTTTCAGTAGTAAGGTTTCTTTGGTTGATAAATTCCATATCTCTTGGTGTCATTGATAGAGTTTTAATATCTTTAACTCATCAAGCTATCATTGTTTTATGATTATTTTTACTTCCTTTAAATTGTGCATCAAATTGGTCTTTTACTATCTGCATTTCATCTTCTGATAAACTTTCATCTAATAGTAATAAAGCACTTGGTATTGCACTATTCTGATAAAAGAAGTAATTATTTTTCATAGCCTCTAAATCAGAAAGTCAATCATAAACAATTCAAGTAAGTAATCACATACCATTAAATTGGTTATAAATATCGTCCTCTAATTTAAAGAAAGCTATTTCGTTAGCTTTTAATTTAATATGTTGATTTCCTCATAAATATAAATCAAATCATTCAATTATATTTTTTTCGGTGTTTATATCTTTTACCACCATACGACTATCAATTACTCTAAATCAAGCAACTCTTCATCATATATTTTTTACTGGCATAATATAAACTTCTCAACTTACCAAATAATTTCTAAATACGTCTATCTTAAATTTACTAAATGTAGGAGAAGAAAATAACATTTGAATATCATCTGTATATTTATTATCATCTATGATATTCCATTGATTATCAGTTAAATATAATCAATTTCTCGCTACATTTTCAGCAATCTTTTTTACTGCTTGTCTTATATCTCCATTTTTTTGATATAAAACATAAAACGTATTATTATCTAACACAACATCGTGGTCAAATAATGTTTTTAAAGAAATAGAAGAATTGTTTGTATACCAACTCTTCTTTTCAGTCTTAGGTTGCTTATTTATTTCATATCAAAAAATTCTCATTTATTTAATGATATATAAAACTTTATATTAAGATAATCATTGATTACTCATTTCACAATTCAATCTTAGGTAGGTTTTCTGCTTTTGCCTCAATTATATCAAAACAATCTGGTACATTAACTTTTTTAAATTTAGGAAACTTTAATCAAGTTTCATCAATAGCTTCGTTCATAATATCACACCATTCATCATACCAAGCGGCTAACTTAACAAATTTGTCTTGAATTTGATTAGCATTCTGAATAGCTTTTCTCATTTCGTTTAGAGCATTAGCCATTTGTTGCCTTTGTTCATTAAAATTGATGTCGCTTTCTAAGTGTCTGTTTTCTTCAATCTTGAAAGTCATCTCATCAATTTTTGTAAAATACCTTTTTCCAATTTCTTGATTTTTTGCCATCTTTATAATAATTTATAAATTAAAAACATTTTTTATACATTTTAACCTACCTTAACCATAGGTATAACCGTTCCATTTTTTAACATATAATAGGTTAATATGTTTTAGTTATAATTTTATAGGTGTTTATATTTTTACCTCTTTTATTTTCATATTCATACCCATTACACCTCAGATGTGTAAAATATTACATAGCTGATATGTACTATAGTACATAGCTCCCATTTTAGTAATATAAGGTATTACCTAAGGAAAGTAGCTGTTTTTTAGCCCCTATAATATAATATATATATAAATATATATACCCTATTCTCTTTTTTTGTATTTTATTTCATTATCTACTCGTTCTTTATCTGTTTCTATTTTCTCCTCAAAAAATTGTCCTCTTTTGCGAAGATTTTCTTTTTTCTCCTCTAAATAATTCCAAAACTCTTGAACAGTTCTCTCGGTTGCTGGAACTATTTCATCATACATTTCTTTTTTGAAATGTAAGAATTCTAAGATTAAAGTCTGACACGTGAGTGTTTCTCTTGCGTCGTGTCTGTCTTGACTTCGTTCTTTGCTTCAAGCTTTTGGTTTTTTCATTATCATATAGTAGAAATAAAAAACTTTTTTCATTTATCTGTTAATGCCATTAACATACTATCAACTCTATCGTCGTGTTCCACATTAGGAAAGCTCAACAATTCTTCTACCAATAAATCACATCAAGGGTTTTGTGCAAAATATACTTTTAAATTTTCAAATAAGAATTGTTTCTCCATTAATCTTGTAGTCTTATCTTTATGAGTTTTTACCTCTTTTGTAGCCATTCACATACTCATAAATATAGTTTTTAATACTTGTTGGAATGCCACTGTTTCAACTACTACTCTATTTGCTTTCCATTTTATATAAAGTTGTTTAACTATTTGACACGCATTTTTGATATTCTTATCTCTACCTTGTAAAGCTATACATTCCAATATATATCTATTTTCTCATTTAAATCAAACAACAGTAATAGCGAAGAAGTCCGTTCCTTGTTTCTCTGAAACAGCAGGGTCAACTCATATTTGAATAGTATCAAATTTCATATCTTCACTCCACCTAAACCTTTGTATCATATCTCTTGTAATGATATGCATACCTTGAATAAATGGTTTAAGTAAATAGTTTTGTTCAAATGATATACTTCACAATCTTCTTCTTTCACTTTGTAGAGAGGTATATTTTTTATTTCACTCCGTTATGAATTGGTTTTTCTCTTGTGCCTCTTCATCGGTTTCAACAAATCTGTCCCGTATTATTTTACCATAATCATCATATATAGGTAGAAAAATAACTTCTCGTGATTTATCTCATTTAATATGCTCCCTAAATCTTGGTACTAATCAATCTTCATATATGGTATTTCATAAGAATATTATTTGAGTATTAGAGGTAGTTCCTCACAAAACTTCATTTAACATAAATTCAAAGTTTTTATCAATCTTCTTTTGACTTTGTGTTGAGGCGATAGTATCAACATCATCAAAGATTAATAAATCTGGTCTAAACTTCCCGTCTGGTGCTGTATAGTTTTTACCACGAGGAGAAGTTCATAACGACATAGCTCTAACATAACAATCATTTTCCGTTACAAATTTATCAAGTCTTTTTATTTTCTTTTGTCCCTTACGATTTATTGTTTCCGGGTAGTATAAATTACCAAAATCATTTACAAATCTTTTACCTCAATCAGTATCTCATATAAAGGAGTTTGCCACATAAGTTAAGTTCTCCTCTGCATTATCTATTGTTTGAGAATACCACATTATATTTCTTCTCAATTTATATGCTATCACATAATTAAGAAACATTTGTGCTATTGTAGTTTTAGCACATCAACGAAATCACTCAAAATAAACATTTCTTCATTCCTCTAATGCCTTATAATATTTTAACAATGCTGGAGGAGTTCAAAAACTAAAATATTCTCTAAAATAATACTGACAATATCTAAAAAAGAAGTGTTTTAAATATTCCTTTCTAAAATATTTATCTTCTTTTATTTTTTTATATATCAAAGTCTGTTTCTCAGGCGAAAGCATCTGGTTGCTCTGTATCTGCTAAAAAGTCATTAATTTGTTTATTAAACTCATTTTCTTGCTCCTCTTCCTCTTGTTTTTTAATTTCAGCAAGAGTTCTCTCATCTCATTTATCAACAAGAATTTCTTTAAGTAATTCGTCATCTTCTTGTGTAAGTGCCTCATTATGTTCTTGAAATACTTGTTGCTCTCCATACCAAGAGGGTTGTCTTGATTTAATTCGTTTAAGAATAAACTCATAATCATTAAAATCTTTACTACTAATTGCCTGCATTATCTTTTTCTTTCACATACGAAAAGGAAAATCTCTTGCAGCATTCATTCTATTTTTAAAATCAATATTATTATTATAAGAATTCATAAAAGTAGAGATTGAAATACCAGCTTGATGACAAGCTTCTTCAACACTAAAATCATTCATAAAAGATTGTTCCAATATTCTTACCTTATCGTTTGTAAGTCCTCTTCACTCCATTGAAATTGACTGTGCTCAATAAGTATTATTTTCTTTCCAACCATCTTCTTCTATGAGTTTCTGTGTTTCTTTTTTATCATATGTTGATAAGTCCTCATCAACATAATTTTCAATTGCCTCATCAGTTATCTCCATTTTAGAATTTGTTTAGATAAAATCTTTCAAGGACACACTCTAAATAATATGCTTATATTATGTCAATTAAATTGCATTCAGATTATTAAGTTTTTTTTATCTTCTATATGAAAGGTATAGTCCATATCACTTCACTTCATCATTAACCTAACCTTATTAAGATTTTTCATTAATGCTCTGAATTGAATACTATTTAGAGTTATATCATTAGTTTCTAAGGTTGTTTTCACCTCTCATTCCGATACTCACCTCATTTTATTTTCCAATAACTATCTAAATATTTTTGATATTGAGTTCGTGCAACATAACCTAACCATAACCTTTTAGGTGCTTGTCAAGCCTCTCACGGCGATAGTCAATTCTTTTTATAATGACTTGCCTCTATTGTGAGTATTTTACCATTTTGATATTTAAGTATTTTATTAAATTTACCTCACATAAGCCAACTTGTGCTATCTACCGAGTAAAAGGGGTATGTTTTTAGGTATTGATTTATAGTTACTCCAAATCAATGAAACTTTGTTTTATATTTCATACCAATTTTAAAGCAAAAGTTATAATACTTCTCTATTATATTTTTCTTAAAACCTCATCAAGCAATACCTCATAAAGCTATATAAGGGTATTTTTCACAATAATACTCTAATAGTTTATAGTCCTTATTTAGGAATTCGTTTGCGTGATAAACTGGTAAGATATATTTTCAAGTTTCTTTTTCCAAATATTCTTGGTGTGCCAATGTTTCCTTAGTATCTAATGTATCTTGATTAGCCAAAACAGTAAAGTATTTATGATAAGTATTTATAAACTTAGCATAATTCTCTAAACTTAATTTTAAACCTCTTGTTCTTATAGCAAAACCTCAACTATCTAAAAATAAGTCTTTAAAGTTCCAACCTTGATTTACAAATTTTCAATTCCATATATCTGCATAAGATACAAGTCAATATTCAATCTCTAATCAAGGGTTTTTGTTAAATAATATTTGTGTTCAAGATAAATATACTTTCATTAGACTTCTATTCAAACATTATGTAAAGCTTGTTTAATTTCCTCAACTCTTTCTGGTATAAGCCTACCATTTTTATTTCCACTTCTTATTTCCTCTATCATTTCCTTACAGTAATCACTTTCTCGAGGGTTAGTTTTAAACTCCTCATTAATACCGTTAAGACTTAAAGCCATTCGCCTTTTAAAACAAGTTGAACAATTACCACAATTATGGTCGTGTTCATCATAACAAGTTGTTGTTTTAGCAAGCTGTTCAGCAGTAATACCATTATCTAATGCTCGTTTAACTACTCAAGTTTTAGTTAAGTGTGAGAAAGGCGTCTTCATTTCTGTATATGGTCTTACTATATTGAATATATAAGTAAGTAATTCAGTAGTCATTTTAAAGAAAGGTTTAGACTTATCTCTTTCCTTTCAGTGTTCTTCTCAATATAAAGCACCAATTCGCACTTCTTCTCACCAATTAGCTCACAATACTCCTAATAAAAGATTTCTTCAAGGAATAATCTGATTTTTCTTATCTACATTAGCAGGTATTTTACTAACAAAATCTTTAATAGATAATTTTATAATTTCATCAGCAAACTCAAAAGAATTAATAGCTTCAAGTTCTTTTTCTGCATAAGGTTGTCCTAAATCAACCCAAATAGGAATAGGCTTATAACCTTGCTTTTTAGCATAATAGTACATTATATAACTATCAAGCCCTCAACTAATCATAATTGCTACTGTTTTCATTATTATTGTTTTATTCAAATAAATCGTAGTTCTGGTTTTCATTCTCTTAACTCCTTTCTACAAGGTATAACATTATAACCAAACCTCTGCATAGTAGTTAATAAGAAACCATAAGTTAATATAGAATAATGTGTCGTAGATTGATAAAGAGAGTATGCTCGTTCGCTTTCTCAGTCTGGAACTGCTATAAATAAGATACCTCATTTCTTTTGTAATTTACTCATATTATACATAAGGTTATATACACTATCAGCGTGTTCAAGAGTATGATTACAGAAGATTATATCTTGATAATTAAATTTATCTCACATTTTATAAAAATCTCCTTTAATAATCTTATCACTCTCAACAGCAGGGTATAAATCAATTCCCTTAGCATTAAATCACCACCTTTCAGCTAACTCTATATTATAGGTATCTCAACAACCTACGTCTAAAAAGGTAGTTAAATCTTCCGGGTAATTCTCCAAATACTTAATTAAGTATTCAAAAGAGGCTTTACGATAAGAATTAATTTTCTCTAATTGTTTTCAATCATAATCGTGTCTAACGATAGATTTAAATCAAAATTTATCAACTCTGTGTGCTAAACTCATTTTTTATTTCAAAAAAGTAAAATATGTTGTCTAAGACAATACCTATATCAGTAATTTATACAAAATTGAAGAACGTCTCCATTGTTTTGACTATCTGCATCAACTCATTCTGGCATAATGTAGATATTATTTCATACTTGTAAATTATTTTTCTCTATATATTCTTGTATTTCATAACAATCTTCTCGTGTTTTTGCGACAAATTTGTAAATAACATTAATATTAGGGAAAACTTTTAACTCATAAGGTTTATTTCAACTACTTTTTAACTTAGGAGAACAATTTATTCTATCTATATATAAAGGAATATCATTACTTCCATTAGTTTCTATCTCAAAAGTAAATGAATTATTTAAACCATTTACTATTTCTTCAATAGCAGATAAAAATAAAGTAGGTTCTCAACCAGTAAAAACAATATTCTTACAATTAAATGTTAAGATTTTGTTAATTAATTGCTTAGGAGTGTATTGACAAATACTTTCTGCATTATTTACAGCATATTTACTATCACACCATTTACAATTAAGATTACAACCAAAAAACCTTATAAATATAGAAGGAGTTCATACACTTGGTCCTTCTCATTGTATAGATAAGAAAGGTTCTTCAGCCAATATAATTTTCATAGGTTATACCATAAACAAAATAAAAATAAAGGAAGTTCGCATACTCCCCCTATTATTTTATTAAATTAAAGAATTCAGCTCTTGTTTTTTCGTTCTCCATAAATGCTCACCTTAAATCAGATGTTTTCATTACAGAGTTTTGTTTTTCTACACCTCTTGCAAGCATACAAAAGTGTTTTCACTCCATAACAACAGCAACTCATTTAGGTTGAAGCAATTTTTCTATACAATCAGCAATCTGTTTAGTAAGTCTTTCTTGATTTTGTAATCTTCTCGCATAGATATTTACTATTCTTGCTAATTTAGAGATACCACAGATTTTCTTTCAAGGTATATAATATACAGAACATTTACCAAAGAAAGGCAACATATGATGTTCACAGAAAGAATAGAACTCAATATCACTTAAACCAACAATTTGGTCTACTTTACTTTCATTTTCAAATACAGTCATAATGTCCTTAGGGTCTTGATTATATCACTCAAAAACTTTTTCCATAGCCTTAGCAACTCTTTTAGGAGTTTCTTTAAGTCATTCCCTATTAATATCTCACTCTATTTGAGATAAAACCATTCTTGTAGCTTCTTCTAACATATTTTTATTCATTTGTTCAGTCATAAGTGCTAAAACTTGTAGGAGTTTCATATATAGTGATCTCCTTTATAGGAAATTCTTTTCTAAACTTATCATAGATAAATTTTGCCATATTTTCAGCAGTAGGGTCTTCGTCCATTTGATAAGTCTTATAACCTTTTTCTTCAAGATATTGTAATACCTCATCTTCAATACAACCTACATATGCGTGGTCCCAATTATCATCTAACCATTCCTTAATAGGTTTAAGTAGTGAGAAATCTCGCAACATTCCTCTTTGTCCTCACTCTTTTTGTAAATCTTTACCCTCTAAAGTAATAAGACATCTATAAGTGTGTCAATGAACGTTATAGCACTTCCCTTGATAGTTAGGTAATCTGTGTGCCATATCTCGTTTAAATTCTTTTGTGATTTTCCACATTAGTTGTTAATAATATATAAAATAAATTTTGTGATTAAATAAATAAGTCCAAATAATACTCATATTCTTATAGCAATAACTAATAATATAAGCAATGTTCAAATAATTTTGTCTTTTAAGTTCATAATTGCTTGTTTTATAAGATATAAACTTGCGAGGGTGAGAGTTGAACTCACTATAACTACCTTATGAGAGTAGCATCTATACCGTTAGATTTCCTCGCATTCCCCCTCTCCTTTTACAGAGAGGGTAGCAAATTCCGACATTCGCCGATAAGCAGTTTAAAGTAAATTGACTTACTCAGGTCAATTATTTATATTCATAGCCTAATCAAGCCAAATCTTTTCTAATGAGTTCAGCCTCTGCCTCGTCCTTAGCAAATACAGTAATCTTAATTTGTCCAATAGAACCCTCTAAATCTTCAAAATCGTCAGGGTTAAAATCTGGAAAGTCAAGTTCTGGAAAGACTTCTTCCTTAGTGAATTTTAAATCTCATAAATTCAAATCTCATAGCTCTGACATTTCATAGTTAAGATTAACTATGTCCCACTCACTCTCATTTAACTTATTGTCCCATATACGATATTTTCTTACTTGTTCTTCGGTAAGATTTTCTACTCTAATACAAGGTGCAGTTTTTAAACCTAACTTTTCAGCTCATAATACTCTACCGTGTCAAGCAACTAATACATTATTCTTATCTATGACAACTGGTTGTAGCCATCAAAATTCTTTTAAAGAGTTAGCAATTCTTTCAATTTGCTCTTCCGTATGAATTTTATTGTTATGTTCGTACGGTATTAAATCTTTTAAAGCAATTTCTTCAATTTTCATATTATTTCTTATCATATAAAACATCATTAAAAGCTCGTTTAAGCCTATCATAATCTGTTTTGAGTTCTTTCATATCAGCTCTCATTTCGTCAAAATCTTTTAATAAACTCATATATGCTTTATCTTTCGCCTCTATATGTAGTTTTAACTTCCTATTTTCTTCTTCTAAGTTCTCTACTCTGTCCAAAGCAAACTTATATGCTGTTCTTAGGTAGTCAAGTTCTGTAATCATTTTTTTCATAATATCTTAGTTAAATCTATCTTTATCTTTTTACTCTTAGCCATTTCCTCACATTTTATAACATATTCCTTTAACATTTCTTCTAATTGCCACTCCTTTATTTTATATATTTCTTTATCATTTATCATTTCTTGCACCTTATCTATTCCAAATTTCTTTATCATTCGCATTGTATAGACTTGATAATTTCCATTGAGATATACATTACAACCTACACACCCCGCATAACAATTCTCCTCATTAAAACGATACTTCATATTACTCCTTTTTATAAAGTGCATATTCTGTGCAGTCTGCCAATCTATTATTTTACCACACAATGGACACCTTACTTTACCTTTATGACTATCTCTTAAACGAATATAAAGCGAAAATACCCTATCAAGTTTCCCCTTTATTTCCTTCTTTGAGTTTTTCATTGAGTTCCTTAATAAGTAAATATCTTTTTACATACTGCTTTGTCCTACTACTCCATACTAACACCTCTATTACTTCCTTTCACTCCCTTATATTCTGTGTCTTCTTTCATAAGATTTTCGCAACCTCATTTCTTTTATACACATACATATTATTTTTGCCGACATATATAATATATTTCTTCTACCTTATACTTAAGTCTATATAAATTACAAGACCTTTTTTATCTTTTTTATACACACTCCAATTTCGTAAGAAATTGCGTATCTATTTGAAATATCAAATTCAAAAAAAGTTGCTTATATATTTTGGAGCTTAAAGCAACCCTTACAACCTGAAAAGTTTAATTGCCATTTTTTTCAACAATTAATTTTTTCAAGTTGTGATTTTTAATTAAAATTCAAGTTGTAATTCTATTGAGTTTAATTCATTAAATTTTTTAATAAGTTCATTGTCTTCTATGTTGTCGTTATAAAAGTCTTGTTTAAGTTGTTGTCGTTTTTCTTTTAATAATAATAAGTCGGGTATGTTCTGAAAATTGCCGTTGTTTTCTAATAAGTCTATGGTATTTTGAATAGCTGTTAATTTTGCTTTTACTTTTTGATAATATGAATACATAATGATAATGATAATAAGATAAAAAAGAAATACCGCTATATAATACCCCTTGCTATACTATATAGCGGTTTAATACATTTAGCAATTCATTAATTCTTTAAATTGTTGTAATAATTCAACCCTTTCTAAATGTAAAGCTTTTCTTTTTTCTGAGTTTTCTTTTAGTTTTTCATTAATGAGTTTTCTTTGTTCTTTTGTTGCCTTGTTTTTTGCTTTTTGTTGTTCTTGTTGTTCTTTTAAAATGGTTTTTGCCATTTCTAATTGTTCTTTTGTCAATTCAACATTTTTTCAAGTTGTTGCTCTTGTTGTTCTTGTGTTTTTCATAATTCTAATACTATAAGATATAAAAAGTATTAAATAGTTGTAATCTTATAAGCACCTATTCTTATTTGATTACGACATTGTTATAATCATTTTTATATAAAATTCAAGAGGAAAAACATATTATTTTTTTTATTTTTTCCTTAGGTTGTAATTAGGTTTTCTAAAATGTATTAATATTTTTTATATAAAATTAAAGGTATTACCTATATAGTAGTTTTAAATATTAATAAATACCTATCAGTACTCGTAGTTATGAATTAATTAATATTTTTTGGTATTGAGTTTGTATAGGTCCGATATGAGATTATAAGGTTTTGATAATTATATAAAACTAATGTTGATAGGTCTTAATATATTGGACTTGTAGTAAAATATTTATGTCTTTTTTTAACTAAAGGTTTTACCAGTCAGTTCTCGATTATGGAAATTGAGTTTTTATTTTTTTATTTTTTTCTTGTCTTGGACTACCCGTCGGACTATGAGTATCTTGTATCTGTTTCTATTTTGAATTATTCAGACCTTTACTTTTTAGTTTTGTTTTTCTGATTTTTTTCTAGTCAGAACTTTCCGATTTTTCTTCAGTCTGTTCTGACCTTTCAGACTTCCTGTTTCTCGTGACTGTTTTGTTTCTGTCCTCGTCTGACCTTTGTTTTTTTCAGACTGTCTTGACTTGTTCTTGACTGACAGATTTTTCTGAACTTCTGTCTGAAGAAACCTGGTCAAAATTTGAACAGTCAGATTCGAGATTAAAGGAAGAATTCCGGGTCTGGTCGCACGCCCCGTAGAATATCAAATTCGCAAAAAATTCCCTCGTGAAATTTCCACCGCGAACTTTCCTCAACTCACTTTATCAACTATTTTCGTTTAAATCTCATTTACAATA